GCAAGCCCCTTGGCGGCCATGTCCTTCCGCTGGTCCGCGGAGTAGTCGCGTTCGAGCAGCTCTTCGTTCTCAGCCATCGCTGCCGTTCCTTACTTCGTCAACCCAAGACTTCACCCCGGCCGCCGCGGCAGCCACAGTTACCGCGAGGAAGATGAACTCCGCGGCATTGCCCTTGAAGTCGCCGGTGTAGGCAAGGACGCCGCCCCACGCGCAGGCGATGGCGAACGCCACGATGGGCGTGAGTCGGCCATGGACCGCGGGGAAGAGCGGCTTGACCAGGAGCTGGATGATCAGAGCCACGAACGGCGCGGATGCGGCGAAGGTGAGTGCGTCAGTCATTTGACCCTCCACAAGAGATGAATAACAAGAATCGCGACCGTTGTCGATAGTACAAGGTCGATCAGTTGGTAGTCGAACGTGGAGTTGGTGTAGGCCACGATGGCGTTGAAGAAGGAGAAGGCAAAGAAGAGGGTAATGAGGAAGGCGTAGAACTGGAGGAGCGGGTTGTAGCGGCCGAGGGCGAAGAAGACCCTGAAGGAAGTGAGGAGGACGATCCCCCAGGCAAGGACGTCAAACAGCGCGAGGGCGTCGACGAGAACGTCGCGTGTTACGGGCGGAAGCGGCATCGTCGGAACCCTCCTCATCAAGGCGTTTCAGGGCTTCAGCAATAGTCTGCTGGGCCCTGGCGACTGTCTGGATAACGCAGTCGTCTGGTGTGTGGGTGCGGGCAAAGGCGCGGAGGAGCGGGTTGTGGCTAAGACGCTGAATCAGAGCGGACATGGTGCTTCTCCCGGTCAAGGCGTTCACAAAGGCGGTTGATCACCGCAGTGAGCTGCTCGATGGTCGTCGTCATGTGCTTGATGTTCGCATCATTGCGGTCTTCGAGCACAAGAAGACGCCGCCAGAGGGCGGTAATGATCAGCGCTGCCGCACCCGCTATGCCGTAATCAACTGGCTCGTACATATTCCCCCGCAGCGTCCCTGTCTGCTGCGGATGATCGCACAGATCCGTCCCAGGAGGCAATCCGCGCGATATCGTGGGAGGAGGAGGCCCAGTCGGAAATGGCGAGAGCAGCGGCTTTCTTGATCGCCTCGGAGAAGACCTTGTGCTGGTAGGCGGCATTGCGCCACGCGAGGGCTTCGGCCTCGTTGGCGGCCTCTTCGGCGAGGAGCTCCACCATCAGGCGGCGCGGATCGGAACGGATGCGGACTACCGGGCGGACAAGGAGGCGGGAGGTGGGGAGGTGGAAGGTGCCGTAGGTAATGGAGTTGGAGAGGGCTTCGGAGACGCGCAGGACTTCGGCGGGAAGAACGCGGCCGGAATCGTCGCGGGGGATGCCTTTGAGGACGATGGCGATGGTGAAGCGCTGGAGCACGGGGAGTGTGTCCTTTACTGAGGGGTGGTGGGTTTGGGAGCAGGAGCGGGAGCAGGAGCGCTGAGCTCCTCGGGGAGCTTGAGGTCCATAGGCATATCAGTGAGGCCAAGCTGGTTGATCTGCGTGAGGAGCACGCCGCGGGCTTCCTCTTTGGTGATTATCCCCGCCTCGAGAGCGGCGTTGATGAAGTCGGCAATGCGGCCGATTGCCGGGCCGACGCGCTGGAGCTCGCGGCTGGAGGGCCGGCTGAAGGTGATGGTGTAGTCCTCCCACGGCCGCGAAGAGCGGCGGATGCCGCGCTGCTGGAGGTACCAGTCGATCTCGACGGAGAGGAAGGAGGCGAGCTCGCGCTGGCGGTTCTGGATGTGGCGGTATGCGGGCTCGGCGACTTCCTGTGCGGAGGCGCGGCTTGCGCCGGACTCGTCGAACCAGATGCTGGGCCAGCCGCTGGAGGCGATGATGTGGGTTTTGAGCAGGCCGGCATCCACGCTGTGGTCATCGGCTTTGAGGTCGGCGGCGACAGGGGCGATCTTGACCGACGAGTTGTGCGCGAAAACGGAGCCGGGAGCGGGCGGGAGATCGGAGCGTGTCTGGATCCACTGGTCGAGCTGGGCCTCAGACATGCCGTCAATGGTGACGTCCCAGAAGATCTGGGACATGAGCTTTACCCGCTCGGCGCGGCTGAAGAGCATGTCATCGAAGACCTGGAGGTAGTCGAGGACGGGGAAGAGGTCGCCCACGCCGCGCATGTTGCCGGAGACGCGGTTGATGGCGAAGAAGAAGATATCACCGTCGAAGCGGCGGCGGCCGGAGACGGAGCGGTCGCGGATCACGCGGAAGGGGACGTCCTTCAGCTCTTTGCCGTTCTGGGAGAGGACGGTATCAATGACCACAATGTCCGCCTGCCCGTGGTCAGCCTCGTCGCGCTGGACGCTGGAGATCTTGATGGGGACTATGTCGGCGAGGCGGCCGTTCTCCAGCGGGAGGTGCAGCCACTCGCCGTAGATGTACAGGCTGCGGAGGCGCTCGTAAATGCGGCGGTCCCAGTCGTTGATCTCCCACCACTCCTGAATCGCCTCAAGAATGCGCGGCTTGGAGGAGTTAATGGAGATCCCGCTCCCGAGAACGACGTGGATCTGGTGCTCGATGAGGCGGTGGGCAAGGGGGTTGAAGCGGTAGGCCCGCATGGAGTACTCCTGCATACGGGTGTGCAGGGTGGGGTCCATGTCGACGATGGGGGCTTTGCGCTTCGGGATGTTGGAGACGACCCGCCAGCCGTCGTCCTCGTTCCGCGCGGCTTCGGTCGCGGTAAAGACTGTTACGGGCTCGGGGTAGAGCGGGATCGCCACGGGTTCTTTCCCTTAGAGGATGATGGCCTGCGGGTGCGGCCACGAGAGATTCCCCGCATCCACACTATACACGGTTATTCCGTGCTCGATTCCATGCGTTTGCTGGAGAAAGAGGCGGCGTTCGAACGGATTCGGGGGAAAAGCGCAGAGGATGAGGGAAGGGGCCTGGGAGGCGGGGGCTTTGTTGACGAGGGTGACTGGAGGGTAATCGGGGGACGGGCGGGAAAAGGTGATGTCGAAGATGGAGGTTGTGGAGAGCGCAGGGGTTTCGGCGCGGAGGCGGTAGGAGCGGTTGTAGTCGAGCGGGGAGAAGTCGAAGAAGAGGACGGTGGTGGAGAAGGGTTCGAGGGTGAAGGTGGGCAGCGGGGAGGGTTTGTTGGCGGGGAGGACGGGGGGAATGAGGCGGATGCGGGAGACAGAGGGGGAGGAAGAGAAAGGGGAGAAGAAGCGGCGGAACATCATCGTGATCCTTTCGTGCTGGTGGTTAGCGGCGGAAGATGCCGAACCGCATGCGGCGGCCTCCTATAGAGTTGCAATCATAGCAGGAAGCCTCAGGCCGGTTGTGCGGGCAGAGGCCCGGCCGCGGAGCGCCCTGTGCGGCGGCGGGCGGCTGGGCCCTGGCGAAGGCGGCGTACTGGCACCAGTAGGCGGCATCGAGGAGGTCGTCGTGGCCGCCGGGGAAAGCGCACCACTGCTGGACGAAGGTCTCCCATGCGGGTGCAGGGTCGAGCTGGCCGGAGTTGAGGCGGCGGCCGGGAATGCGGACCTGCCCTGACTTGAAGCGCGGGGCCATGGCCAAGAAGCGCATCTCCTTCGAGCCCACCGCGCCGCGGCCCTGGACCTTTTCGATGATCCAGTTGTAGCGGGAGCCGGCGCCGCCGTTGACGTTCTGGAGGTCGTTCCAGACATAGCCGCGGGCTGAGGTGTCTTCGATCACGCCGTAGAGAATGCCGCCGCGGGCCGCGAGCCAGTCTTCGAGGAACTGGGCCTGGTGCTCGATGGGAAGGCGGCGGTTGAAGTTATCGGTGAGGAAGAGGGTGTTGTCGATGAGTTCGCCGAGGACTGCGGCGAAGTAGTCCGCGTGGCGGCCTGTGCCGCCGCGGGCCGGGTCCACGCCGGCGATGATCTGCCCGCGTTCTACGCCGGCAGCCTCGCGGGCGGCTTCGAGTTCTTCCGGGAGGTAGAAGGTCAGCCAGTCGCGCTCGAGGGAGTTGCCCTGGAGTGCGGTGGGGTCGTTCTGGTAGGAAGCGGCGAAAGCCCCGGAGCCGAGGATGCGCCAGCGCTCGGCGAGCCGCTCGAGCGGCCAGTACTCAGGCCAGTAGGAGCTGAGTTCGCCGGTTTCCTCGTCGACGTGAATGGCGCGTTCGTAGATGAGGACTGCCATCAGGGGGTGCTTCCTTCTTCTTCTTCTTTTTCTTTATCAAGAAGGGCGGCGAGTTTGGCGGTGTCAATAGGGACCGGTGGAGGGAAGCTGAGGCCCCAGTCGTCAGCGAGCTCGGCGTAGAGGTCGCGAGGGTCCCAGCGGGAGCCCACGAAAATGGCGCGGCCGCCGGGAACGAGGATGGGGAGGAGGGATTGCTTGACGAACGCGGAGAGCTGGGCGCGGAGGGCGGGGCTGTAGGCGTTTTCCTGCGTGACGAGGTCATCGCCTATGACGATATCCGCGCGGCGGCTTGGAACGTGGGAGCCCGCGCCGACAATGCTGATCGTGGGGTCCTTCAGGCCGCCCGGCGGCTCGGGGCGGACGACGATCTTCTCCGTGGCGTCCCACTTCTCGGGGCGGTCGGGCTTGAGGCGGCCGAAGATGCGGATATAGCGCTCGTTGGCGGTGAGGATCTGGTCGATCTGGCGGGCGAACGCGCGGCCCTGCGCCTCCATGGAGGCGAAGGCGAGGAGAATGCGGATGGACGGGTTGCGGCCGATCATCCACGTGGTGTAGGTGATGGTGACCGCAGAGGACTTGGCTGAGCCGCGCGGGCCGAGGATGAGGAACTGGTTGTCCGGGCTGT